GAAAAACGAGTATTTTTAGTCATTCTGTTTACCTCTTTCTCAGGGAGTTTAGTCTCCAGGATTCCCGGGGCGGTTCATAGCGAGATTACAAAGTTACCTGTCAAACGGTGCAATGAAGCCAAGTTAGAACTCGTCAGAATGAATATTATCAAGCAGCAAGGCGGCATGTTTGGACCAAATAAAAACATCTCAGAATGGTGCATCCCTCAAAACGAGGGAGGTTCCCCTAAAATGAGGGACATCCCTCAAAACGAGGGAAAATCCCCTAAAACGAGGGATAAAACATCCCTCAAATTAGGGGATTGCTATCCCTCAAAACAGGGGGACACAAAAGACACTATTACAAAAGAAAAAAGAAAAGATTATTCGTCCGAGAATTCTGGCGAATCCTCTGACCAGCCAGAAAACGATCTTTCTGTGGTTAAACCGGATGCTGCAATTCAGAGCGGCAGCAAGTGGGGAACAGCAGAAGACCTGACCGCCGCAGAGTGGATGTTTGACATGGTGAAGACCATCGCACCATCAGCCAGAAAACCGAATTTTGCAGGGTGGGCTAACGATATCCGCCTGATGCGTGAACGTGACGGACGTAACCACCGCGATATGTGTGTGCTTTTCCGCTGGGCCTGCCAGGACAACTTCTGGTCCGGTAACGTGCTGAGTCCGGCCAAACTCCGCGACAAGTGGACCCAGCTCGAAATCAACCGTAACAAGCAACAGGCAGGCGTGACAGCCAGCAAACCAAAACTCGACCTGACAAACACTGACTGGATTTACGGGGTGGATTTATGAAAAACATCGCCGCACAGATGGTTAACTTTGACCGTGAGCAGATGCGTCGGATCGCCAACAACATGCCGGAACAGTACGACGAAAAGCCGCAGGTACAACAGGTAGCGCAGATCATCAACGGTGTGTTCAGCCAGTTACTGGCAACTTTCCCGGCGAGCCTGGCTAACCGTGACCAGAACGAACTGAACGAAATCCGCCGCCAGTGGGTTCTGGCTTTCCGGGAAAACGGGATCACCACAATGGAACAGGTTAACGCAGGAATGCGCGTAGCCCGTCGGCAGAATCGACCATTCCTGCCATCACCCGGGCAGTTTGTTGCATGGTGCCGGGAAGAAGCATCCGTTATCGCCGGACTGCCAAACGTCAGCGAGCTGGTTGATATGGTTTACGAGTATTGCCGGAAGCGAGGCCTGTATCCGGATGCGGAGTCTTATCCGTGGAAATCAAACGCGCACTACTGGCTGGTTACCAACCTGTATCAGAACATGCGGGCCAATGCGCTTACTGATGCGGAATTACGCCGTAAGGCCGCAGATGAGCTTGTCCATATGACTGCGAGAATTAACCGTGGTGAGGCGATCCCTGAACCAGTAAAACAACTTCCTGTCATGGGCGGTAGACCTCTAAATCGTGCACAGGCTCTGGCGAAGATCGCAGAACTCAAAGCTAAGTTCGGACTGAAAGGAGCAAGTGTATGACGGGCAAAGAGGCAATTATTCATTACCTGGGGACGCATAATAGCTTCTGTGCGCCGGACGTTGCCGCGCTAACAGGCGCAACAGTAACCAGCATAAATCAGGCCGCGGCTAAAATGGCACGGGCAGGTCTTCTGGTTATCGAAGGTAAGGTCTGGCGAACGGTGTATTACCGGTTTGCTACCAAGGAAGAACGGGAAGGAAAGATGAGCACGAACCTAATTTTTAAGGAGTGTCGCCAGAGTGCCGCGATGAAACGGGTATTGGCGGTATATGGAGTTAAAAGATGACCATCTACATCACTGAGCTAATAACAGGCCTGCTGGTAATCGCAGGCCTTTTTATTTGGGGGAGAGTAAATCGTGGTTGAGTTGATTTTTTCTGCATTGAGGATTCTCGGTGCTATGTGGATGGTGGCGACGTTCATTGTGGTTGCCAGCAGTTTTGTCCGGCTGGTAGGCGAAGGTAAAGACCTGGTTGGTGTGCTTTTCGGTAGCATTTTCCTGTGGGTGATTATCGGTGTTGCGCCTGTCGCTGTAGCAAAAATGGCGTGGCGTTTTGTGAGTTGAGGTGACAATGAAGCAAATATACATGCTTCGCAACGAAGCAATCAGAAACAACGCCATAGACGCAATACTCTCACTTCCGATCGACGACAAGTCACCTCACGAAGTCCACATTAAAGAACCAAAGCGGAGCAATCCTCAAAACCGCCTTATGTGGGCGTTATTGCAGGACGTATCACGTCAGGTGCTTTGGCATGGACAGAGACTTGCGCCGGAGGACTGGAAAGACCTGTTCACTGCCCTGTGGCTTAAGACCAAAAAACTGGAGCAACGAAGTGTGCCTGGTATCGATGGTGGCGTTGTCATGCTTGGCGTGCGTACCAGCAAAATGCGAAAGGCCAGCATGACTGAGCTTATCGAAATCATGTTTTGGTTCGGCTCAGAGCGCAACGTGCGGTGGAGTGATGACTCCCGGCGAGAGTATGAATGGTCACAACGAAAAGGTAGGGCTGCATGACTATCAAATCAAATACACCAGCACACGACAAGGACTGCTGGCAAACGCCGCTTTGGCTTTTTGATGCGCTGGATATTGAGTTTGGATTCTGGCTGGATTCAGCTGCGAGCGACAAAAATGCTCTGTGCGCTCACTGGCTAACTGAGGCCGACGACGCACTCAATTCTGAGTGGATAAGCCACGGTGCAATCTGGAATAACCCACCGTACAGCAATATCAGGCCGTGGGTGGAAAAAGCCGCTGAGCAGTGCATACAACAGCGACAGACGGTAGTGATGCTTGTGCCAGAGGATATGTCTGTCGGATGGTTCAGCAAGGCTCTGGAGAGTGTTGACGAAGTTCGCATTATCACTGATGGACGGATTAATTTTATCGAACCATCGACAGGGCTGGAGAAGAAGGGAAACAGTAAAGGCTCCATGCTGCTGATTTGGCGACCGTTCATCAGTCCTCGACGGATGTTTACTACCGTATCCAAAGCGGCATTGATGGCGATCGGGCAGGGCGTCAGGAGGGCGGCATGAGGCGACAGCGACGAAGTTTCACCGACATCATCTGCGAAAACTGCAAATACCTTCCAACGAAACGCTACAGAAATAAACGCAAGCCAATCCCAAAAGAATCTGACGTAAAAACCTTCAATTACACGGCTCACCTGTGGGATATCCGGTGGCTAAGAAATCGTGCGAGGAAAACAAGGTGATTGACCAAAATCGAAGTTACGAACAAGAAAGCGTCGAGCGAGCTTTAACGTGCGCTAACTGCGGTCAGAAGCTGCATGTGCTGGAAGTTCACGTATGTGAGCACTGCTGCGCAGAACTGATGAGCGATCCGAATAGCTCAATGTACGAGGAAGAAGACGATGAGTGATTTCTCTGAGCTTATTTCCTTCAAAAAAGACAGAGAAGAAATGCGGACTGAATCTGTCTATTACGTTCAACACCGGAATAAACGCTCGGTGCTTGATCAGGAGTTGGTTATTACCGGAGACCTGGCATTCAGAACATATAAGGCCAGCATGGAAATGAAGGATTTCCCTAAATGTGGTTCTGAAAGAGAAGCTGCGTTAAAGCTGGCTGAGTGGATGCAGAGAATGGCTGCTGCAATTGAGAATTACTGGAGTGAACCATAATGGCTAACCTACGCAAAGAAGCGCGCGGCAGAGAATGCCAGGTACGTATTTACGGCGTATGCAATGGCAATCCTGAAACTACAGTTCTGGCACATTACCGGATGGCTGGAATTTGCGGAACGGGAATGAAGCCTGACGACCTGATCGGCGCATGGGCTTGTAGCGCGTGTCACGATGAAATCGACCGACGCACAATGATTATCGACAACAAAGATGCCAGACTTTACCACCTCGAAGGCGTGATCAGGACGCAGGCGATACTGCTGAAGGAGGGGAAGATTAAGTCATGAACGAATATCAGTTTGTGCTTCCATACCCGCCGTCGTTGAATACCTACTGGCGAAGACGGGGAAGCCAATACTACATCAGCGATAAAGGCCAGAAATACCGAAAAGACGTTCAGCAAATCATCCACCAACTCAAGTTAGATATTTTCACCAAATCACGACTCCGCATCAAAGTCATCGCAGACGTTCCAGACTCCCGCCGCCGCGACCTCGATAACATCCTGAAAGGTTTACTCGACTCCCTTATCCACGCCGGATTTGCGGAAGACGACGAGCAATTCGATGACATTCGCGTAATTCGTGGTGTGAAAGTACCAGGCGGAAGGCTTGGAATAAAAATCACCGAACTGGAGAACGCATGAACGCCACAATTCAAACGATACCAGAGCTTCTTATCCATACACGAGGCAATCAGACCGAAGTGGCAAGGATGCTTTCCTGCGCAAGAGGAACAGTGCTCAAGTACAACCGAGACAGCAAAGGCGAGCGTCATGTAATAGTTAACGGCGTCCTGATGGTCAAACAGGGCAAGAGGGGAAGACGATGAGACTCGAAAGCGTAGCTAAATTTCATTCGCCAAAAAGCCCGATGATGAGCGACTCACCACGGGCCACGGCTTCTGACTCTCTTTCCGGTACTGATGTGATGGCTGCTATGGGGATGGCACAATCACAGGCCGGATTCGGTATGGCTGCATTCTGCGGTAAGCATGAACTCAGCCAGAACGACAAACAAAAGGCTATCAACTATCTGATGCAATTTGCACACAAGGTATCGGGGAAATACCGTGGTGTGGCAAAGCTCGAAGGAAATACTAAGGCAAAGGTACTGCAAGTGCTCGCAACATTCGCTTATGCGGATTATTGCCGTAGTGCCGCTACGCCGGGCGCAAGATGCAGAGATTGCCACGGTACAGGCCGTGCGGTTGATATAGCCAAAACAGAGCAGTGGGGGATAGTTGCTGAGAAAGAGTGCGGAAGATGTAAAGGCGTCGGTTATTCAAGAATGCCAGCAAGCGCCGCATATCGCGCTGTGACGATGCTAATCCCAAACCTTACCCAACCCACCTGGTCACGCACTGTTAAGCCGCTGTATGACGCTCTGGTTGTGCAATGCCACAAGGAAGAGTCAATCGCAGACAACATTTTGAATGCGATCACACGTTAGCGCCATGATTGCCACGGATGGCAACATATTAACGGCATAATATTGACTTTTTGAATAACTTTGGGGAAACTTGACACCAATAATGGGCGTTTTTTACATGTCATTGATGAGTCTCAATAACCTGCCGCCGAGTAGTTTTTATGCTCTGAATTGTATTTGTGTAGTAAACATGCTGACTGCAATGTAATAGAGTTTTTTTAGCCTGTAACCTCTTGACGGCATTGAATTGCTTTTGTTATGAGTTGTAAGCCAATGTTA